CCTCCAGCAGCTCCGGGCTCACCGTTTGCAGCGCCTTGACCGTGGCGTTGCTTTCCGCCCGGCTCCCCGGAATCCGCAGTCCCCCGTCCTGGCTTCCCCTGGGGGAAACTGTCGCCGCAGGTGACTGACGAGGGGCGTTCTCTGTCCGCCCCGGCACCGGCGGCCCCTTGACGGCCTCTCCCTGCTGTGCTACATTGTCCCTGGACGTTTCCGCAGCACCGGTAACCCCGTCCTGGACGGGCACCCCGGTCTTGATATCTGCGGGAACGTCGTTTTTTTGCCTCTCTGTGCCCCTCTGCGCGTTTCCGGGCAGCGGAGGGGTCGTTACACTCTCCGGTGTAATCTGCCCCGCCTGCTGCGGCAGGGGCGGCGTGGCACGCTCCTGCGCTTCATTGCGCCCCTCCGTCTCGGCGATCCGCTCCTCCTGTGCCGTCTGAAGGTTCTGCGGCACCGGCGGGCCCTGCCTTCCCTCGGGGGAAGGTGCCGCCGGTGCGGCGGATGAGGGGGCCTCCGCAGGAAGTGTTCTTTCTTCCTCCATAGGCGCAGGTACGGTCCGCCCTTCGTTCTGCTGCTCGGCCTCCACCATCATGCGAGTATATTCGCCCATGAGCCGCGCCTGCTGGGCGTGGTCCATGACGGTCCTGGTGGTCCGCTCCTGTTTGGCGATCTCCCGGATCGCCGACTGAATCTGCTGCTTTCCGGTTGCCCCGCCCCGGTATCCGTTCTTCATGGCCTGGGTGCCCCGCAGCATATTCAATGCTTCGGGGTTGTTCTCGATCATCCGCACGGCGTCCGGGTCCACCCTGCCGTTATCGTTGATCGCCTGGTTGACGGCCATCTGCACCTGGACCTGCGCCGCAAGGTTGAGCCTGCTGTTTCCGCCGGTGGCGATGTTTACGGCAGCGTTACCGCCTTGCATAAGACCGCCGGAGATATACCCGCCTAGGTAGGACATGGCGATATTCTTCGTCCAGTTCCATGCGGCTGCCTTCCGGGCCTCCTTCTCGCTGACGCCGTTGGCCATATATCTCTGCACGTCGGTGCCTATAGAGCTCTTGTCCCCGTTGATGAGAAGATCCGTCAGCGTCGTGGCCCACTCCGTGGCGAATTCTTCGGAGCCTTCCACGAATCCCTGTTTATTGAATTCCTTTACGAACTGCCCGAAGTTCTGGATGTTTTTCGCTTCCAGCAGCTGATCCAGGGAGACCTTCTCGAACATGTATTCGGCGAACGCCGCAGCGTATCCGCTGGCCAGCGCCTGCCCATCGGACGCGCCACGTTCTTTCGCGTCCCGGATGGCGCTCATGCCGGCGTTCCCGGCCATCAGCCCCAGGGTGATCTGCTCCGGAAGGCCCAGCCCGACAAGCAGCGCGGACGTTCCGCTGTCAACCGTGCTCAGCACCGTCTGATAGAAGAAGGTCGCGGCGTTTGCCAGAAGATCCGTGTGCTTCTCCCACTTCGTCCCTTCTGCCGCTTTCGCCACGTCCTTGGCGATATCATTGGATACCTGCTTCACGATGGCATCCGCCTGATTGCTGGCCAGCTGCCATTTGGTGTTGTAGTTGATTGGCTTGCTGGCGTCGCCGAAGCGCTGCCGCAGATTCTGGAAGGTAAGATCCAGCATGCCGGCGACGCTGGTCTTGTTCATCACGATGCTGGCCCCGCTGTAGGCTGCCTTCGTGGCGTAGTTCCCTTCCGCCACCTTTTTCTGTGTATACTCCATCACCGCCTGGTTTTTCCGGGCCTCCGCATCCGCCTTCAGATAGTTCTTGTAATATTCGTTGGCGGCGTCCAGTCCCTGCTTCCCGGCGATGTAGAAATAGTTCCCGGCCTCCCGGTCGGTGAGGAAGGATTCCGGATCACTCAGCGTCGGGTCCCCGCCCTTCTTTCTCCAGTCCTGCTCCCCCTGCCGCCGGTAGATGTTTGTGTACCGGTTCAGTTTGGGATCGACGGCGCTCTCCCCTTTTGCGGCGAGCTCCGCGTTTCCCCGGTTGTACTTGATGTAGTCCTCGTTCTTGTAGAGGTCCCCGAACTTCTCCTTTTCTTCCTTCTCGTTCCGGTAGTTCACGACCTGGTTGTATTCCCCCATCAGCCGGTCCGCCGCCTTCGCGGTCGTATTCGCGTAGCTGTTCAGGCTGTTCATCCCCTGGGCGAAGTCCGCATCGTACATGAGGGAAGGATTCTGCACCAGCTGCCGGGCCATCTCATCCCTCTGCATCCCCGCCGCTCTGGCGGTCTGGGTCATCAGATCTGCGTTGGTGTACAGTTCCTTTGAGGATACTCCTTGGCGCGAGTCCCCTGGTTTCCATTCCTGGCCGCCGGCGCGGAGCCCTGCCGCCAGCGTTCCCGCCAGGGCAGGGTTCACGTTCTGTGTGGAGGCGCTGTCCAGATACTTTTTCGCGTTCGCGAATCCGGCGGGCACGGGCTTGTTCGCCTCCGCCTTTTTCTCTTCCAGCACCGGCTGATAATAGTCCGTCACGGTCTTCCAGGGCGTTGGATCGGAGGCGGATACCTTCGGCCCGGTCTTTACGGGCTCCGGCTCCGCCGCCTTTCTTTCAGCCATCTGTTCTGCTCCCCATCTGGCCACGTCCTGCGAGGCGCCGGCGGTAGCGTCGTTCAGATACTTCTGATAAACGCTCAGTTCCCCTTCCGGCAGGGTATAGGTCTTCCCACCATAAGTAGTCTTGCCCGTCATCAGAAGTTCGTTATACGCCGCTTTGCTCTTCGCGTTGGCGGGGGTATCAGACGAACTTTTTTTGGTAGCGCCCTGTTCTTCTTCCTCGCTGTCCTCGTTCAGTTTTCTCAGCCGGTCAAGTGCGCTTGCCATTTATCTTCCTCCGTTCCCGTAGATTCCGAGCTTGCTCAGAATGACGTCCTTCTCATAATCTGCGATGACCCCCTGCTTGATCAGGTTGTTGATGGCCTGGATGATCTCGCTGGCCGTAGCGCCTTGATCGTAAGCGTCCCGGATCGTCGGCCACCATTTCTGGAACCCGGTAGTCATCGGCTGTCCGTTGATGGAATGCACCACGCCGGGAACCGTTTCAATTGCGCTTCCCCTCACGGCGTCAGCATCCTCTTCACTGAGATTCAGGTTCCCCTCTTCATCACGAGGAACTACCGTGGGCGGCGGCGTCGATGCCGGAGGCGTGCTCTTCTTCGTGTAATCCGGATTGGCCACCTCCGATTCCTCGAAAGCCCCGCCGTTTCCGCCGCCCAGATACCGGCTGTAATACTGCTCGTAGGTGGTGCCGTCTGGCACCCCCAGGATCTGCGCGTATTTGCCGGTCACGATGCCGTTGGTGCGGAGATAGTTCCAGGCCTCCCGTTCCTGCTCGTCGTCGTATTCCCGGAGGCTCTGGTTCCACACGTCGCTCCGGTACTGATTGTCCAGGGCGTCCTGTTCCCGCTCGTATTCCCGCTCGTCGGCGTAGGTGCTGCGGTTCCAGGCCTGCTGGTCCGCGTACTGCTGGTCCGAAACAGCGTCCCGCGCCATCTGATAGGCCCACTGGCGTTCTTTCTCGCTGAGCTGATCCCCGTACTCCCGGAGGTACTGCTGCCATTCCTTCGCCTTCCAGTTCTGATCATCGGCGTAGGCGCGGAGTTTCTGCGCCCACTCCTGATCGTACCGGGCGTCCTCGATGGCGTCACGCTGGGCCTGGTAGTTGCGGGTGTAATCCCTGTTCTCTTCGTTCCAGGCGCGGTTGTACTGGGTCTCGTCGTCGTAGCGGTAATCGCCCACGGCGTCCCGATACCTGCCATAGCTGAAGTTCCGGTCCGTGTTGTACTGCCCAAGCTGGTCAAGGTAGCGCTGGTATTCGGTATTGCCGTACTGGTAGTACCGGTCGGCCAAATCGAAATTCCGGCCCTGCTGGTCCGCCCACCTGGAATACTCTCTGTCGTCGAAGCCCTGGTACTGGTCGCTGATCCCCATCTGCCGCTGGAACTCTTGGAGGTACCGCTGGTAGGCGTCCTGGTAGAGCTGCGGGATCTTATCGCTGAGCTGCGAAGCGTAGTAGTCCCCCGCCTGGCTTGCGGCGGTGACGGCGTAGGAATTCGCCAGCCCTCCGGTCCGCATGGAGGCCTGCGCCAGCGCTTCCTGCATAGCCCGGTCGCCCTCCCGGCGGTACTGCTTCTGGTAGGCCTGATACACAGGATCGGAGTTCACGTCGTAATTCCACTGCATGTCCTCTGCCCGCTTGAGCGCAGCGTCACGAAGGGGCTGGTACTCAGATCCCTGCCACTTCTCACCGGCGGCTTCCAGCGCGGCGTCCCGCTTCTGCTCGTATTCGGTGCCGTTCCACTCCGGCGCGGGTTCGTAGTCCCACTGATCCAGATAGGCTTGGAAGGGAGTTTCAGCTGCAGGGGGCGTGGTTCCCGCTGGAGTAGTCCCTGTGGGCGTAGTCTCCGTAGGCGTTCCCGTAGGCGTAGTCTTCGTCGGCGTGGTCGGCGTGGTGGTGGTCGGCGTCGGCGTAGTGGTGGTCGGCGTAGGAGTCGGCGTTCCGCCGCCGGACGTGTTCCCGACATTTCTGAGTTTCTCGTTGCTGGCCGCATTCGCCGCCCGGTAGTCGATAGGCTCGGAATCGCTGGGTACACCCCCGATGGGGATATGCCGCTTCAGCGCGTTGCGGACATCCATTGCGGCGTTATATTCCTGCCGTGTGAGCTGTCCGGATTCCATCAGTTTCGCCGCATAGTATTCACGATCCTGCGGCAGGACCAGCCCGTTTGCGTCCCGGTAGTAGCCCTGCGCCTCCAGCACTTCATCCGGTGCGGTCTGGTTGGTGTACTTCTTATACTGCCCGTCTTCCAGCACCCAGAAGGGGCTGTCTTGATATCCTGCCTTGACGCCGATGGAAGATCCATAGGGCATCGTTGTCACCGTGCCGCTCTTGGTCAGGCTTCCGTCCGCACCCATGGTCCATGCCGTGCCGTCGGGGCCATAGAACACAGTTCCTGGATCATACCCGGTCTCGCCGATCTTCCCCCCGAATGCAGGGGCGTAGCCGCCGACGCCGTTGACGGCGCGGAGCCATCCGTTATAGCCGCCGTTGTCGTCGTAGTACCCGCTCCAGTTCCCGTTCTCCCGGAAGATGTTGGTGTCCCGGTTCCAGCTGTCGTCACCGGCAGCGTATTTCGACCCTGCCGCTTCCCACATGCCCCGGTCACTGTCGCTCATCCCCACCTTGAAGTTGGGATCGGACCGCCCGAAAACGAGATAGTCCTGCTGCGCTCCCGTCGAAGTGTTCCCGCTGGGGATCGACGTATCGGTGAATGCGCTCTGAGTCGTCGCTCCCGCCGTGGGCGTCGCCGCCGCCATCGTCGCCTGATAAGGGTTCATCTGCGCCGCGCCCGTGGCCTGCGCCGCCGTGGCCTGCGCCTGCTGCTGTCCGGGCGTCGTCCCGTCCGGCGGCTGAACTCCATCCGGAAGGGTCATTTTTTTCTTCACTGCATTTGCCAGCGCGGTCTGATATATGCTCGCCATGTTCTTTCCCCCTTTAATTGCTGCTGTTGGGCAGCGTCACGCTACTGCTCCCCTGGAACTGACTGCCGCTGTACTTCTCAATGCTGACGCTGTAGACCACCGCGTCGCCTTCCCCGTCCAGGCTCAGCCGGTAGTGGTCGCAGCGCCGCAGGATCAGCGGAAGGATGTAAGACTTTTTCTTCTCGCTGGACGTGCCGGTCAGCGTCCCGACGAGCTGCGTCGTCCCGTCGTCGTATTTGATCTTTACCGCGATGGTGCTCTCGTTTGCCAGCGTCGCCCGGATCAGGATGCGCAGAGGGCCTTTCTTGTTCTGGCTGGCCGTGTCCGTCGTTTCATAGAAGTTGTCGCTGTCCGCGAACTTCACCTGCCATTCGATGGTCCCCTCGGCGCTGCCGTAATAGGTGTCCCCATCCATCCGCCACAGCTTCCCGGTGTCCATATCCACCATGTAAAGGGATTCCTCGCAGAAGGCGAAGGCCCCGTTTATTTCGTCCTCCCGGTGCCACACGCCGTACCGGGTGTCGAACACATAGAGGCCGCTGACATCGCTTTCGTCGTAATCCGTCAGACTGACGTAGTACCGGATTCCGTCGCTGCCGCCGGAGGCTTCCGCCCATCGGGTATTTGCTCCCAGCGCGTCGGAGATCACGCGGGGCGCTCCGCCCTGATAGGCGCATATCCCGGCCCTGCTGAGATAGAAAAGCGTCTCACCGGCCACGGCAAGGCTATGGGAAGATCCATCCTTTACCCCGAAGCGGCTGCTGAGTGTCCATTGGAAATTGCTCGGCTTGTCCCCCTGCACCTTGCAGATGCTGTCTTCCTTAAAGAAAATGGGATATCCCCCGTAGCTGACGCAGGCGGTGAAGTCCCCCTCGTCAGGAACGGCGCTCTGCCAGGAATCCGTGGAAAGCCCGTCGAACACATTGAAGTTGAAGGGATCGCCCAACGCCGAAGCGTAGATGACATCCCCTTTGCAGCCCCACAGCCGGTTCTCGTTGACGCAGATGTAGTCCATGTCTGGGACTTCTCTTCCGATGGTCAGCGTTCCGGCTTCTGTGTAATCGTCGAATGCCACATCTGCAAATACCAGAAGCGTTTCTGGTACTTCGGCAGTCTCTACCAACGATATAGAATACTGTTTTTCCTCGCCACTGATATTTGCGACCATTTTCATTAGGTCAATATTCCATGTGATTGTGTCCCCCAGGCTCATGGCTTCGTCAGTCGTGAACTGCGCATAAATCACTGTAGACGATTCAGGATCAGATACCAGCTTATAATAAGTGTCGATCGCAAGCCCGTCTGTTCCTACGGTATACATCGGTCTTTCCCTTACCGTGAACGTATTCTCATAGAACCGGAGGTAATCCCCGTCCACCTCTCGGACGATTGCGGTCTTGTTGTTCTCCGGGTGCGTGGTGCAGCCTGAAATTGTCAGCGCGTCCCCGGCCTTGAATGCCCACGCAGCCCCGGCTTTATAGATGGTATTCGCGGTTGCGGGAACACCGGCGTAAGTCCCGTTTTGGAACTGTACGCCCGTCAGTCCCGCCACTTCCACAGCTAGGTTCCCGAAGGTGTTGCCGTCGATGTCGTAATACTTTTTGTCCGGGAAGATGCAGATCATCTGCCCCATGGCAGCAAACTGCTTATCCCCTTCGGTTACGCTGCCCTTGAGAACGCCGTTGTAATAGAATCCCGTGCCGGAGACCCAATACAGCGCATCCCGCGCACCCAGGCCGTAGGGCTTGCTGATGCTCCGCACCCAAGCCCTGGGCTTCCTGGGCGTCAGCAGGGGATATTCCCTGGAGGACATATTCTCCATCCAGACGATCTCCCCATCCCGCGCCGCCAGGTTGTTGTTCAGCCCGCCGAACTGCGTCCGCACGGTAGGCCGCATGATAGATTTGTCGCTCATATACGGAAGGCTCATTTTCCGTCATCCTCCATGAATCTGTGGAACCGGCGCAGAATCACCGCCAGTTCCTCCCGCGTGACCGCCTGCTTGGGCTTCCAGCTTCCATCTGGGTAGCCTTCCATCAGGCCGTTCTTGATGCACCAGCGGATGTCCGCTTCGCTCCAGCGCTCGGTGATATCGTCCACAGGCTGGGGGTCAGGGGAATACTGCGGACGGCAGACGGCAACGATCTGGGAGGGGTAGCGGGTCTTTTCGCACACCATCCCCCCGTTGCTCTGTGAACCATCGGAAGGAGAGGTATTACCCTCGATTGTGCGAATACCAACAGCCCAGCCTCCGGGAAGTACAAACTCCACCAGTCCACAATGGTCAGGAGTACCTTTGCCATTAAAATTGAGCAGGACTATATCCCCCTTCTGTACCTCACTCACAGGCACGGTCAGACCTTGCTCACCATACCACCTCAACAGCACAGAACAGCTTGCGGTCTTGCCCCCGCCGAAGAATGCCATGCGTTCCCCAGCCCGGTTGAACCAATCCCATTGGCAGGATACACACCACGGTTGGCCCTGCATCTTGGGGTCATAGGCATCCCAGTATTTCACCCTGTTACTGCCGGGAGGGTTCTCGGTGTAGCCAAGGTCTGCACGGGCGGTTTCTATGACTTTACTCAGGCTCATTGGTCTGCTCCTGCTCGTGGTGGATGAACTCCATGTACCCCTCTGCACAATTCAAATTCTCGTCCATAATTTTCACCATAGCGGTCTGGGTGCTGGGGTCATTCCACAAGGCCGCACAAAATTGATGGAAAGCAATCTTGGCGGCATTGATGGTGGGGTATTCGCCGTGGATGCTGTAGTTGGTGTTGATGCACTTGATGATGGAATATTTCATGGTGTAGTCCTCCTTATGTTATCGTTGGCAAATCTCCAGCCAGCATCATGATTTCATATACTACGTTTGTACTGGATGATACTGTTATTGCACTTCCGCTTGCTGTCATGGTGATTGCACTACCGGATACCAATGCTTTCACATAGGTGGAGTAGTTTGATGCTGATGATACTGCATATATACCCATGCCGTTGGTGTTTGTCGATGACGCAAAAATCATGGCACGAGTATTCGCTCCAAAGGTAAGTGTTTTGGAGCTTGCCGAAGTAGTGTCGAAAAATGCTTTTTTCTGAATTTCATCCCCCACCATAGTTGTTTCACAGTTCGTCCCCATCGTAAAGCTTGCCCCGCTGGAGATTGCCGTCTTTGCTCGGCATAGCAATCCATTCCAGCAGAAATACTTGCCCACGGCATATGCTCTGCTTGCCGTTGTGCCGGTTTCGACATAGGCAAGCTGTGATTGATTCGCTTTCGCTTCAAGCTGGGCAGGAGTGGCATAGTCCGTACCAGCCGTCAACGGTGCTTGGTAATCCGTGCCTGATACTGCCGCAGATACACCACCAGCACCGTCACCTTTTAGGATGCCGGATGCGGTGACGGAAGGTTGTGCGCTGATATCGGATGCCTGCGTGGGGATATCACCCAGAACTTCGTCGATAGCGTCCTGCACATTAGTAGCAGTCAGGCCGCTGCCTGTGTTGTCGTAGCTGACGGCGCTGGCCGCTGTGCCGCCTCCGCCGCCACCCTGGGCGATCTCGTCGATGGCGTTCTGCACGTCCGTCGCCATGAGACCGGACGTGGTGTTGTCGTAAGGAATGTCTTCCGCGTCCGGCACCCAATCGTCCGCTCTTGCGCCCACGTCTGTTGCGTCCAGCGTGATATCGGAAGACAGCGCATGGCCATTGACTTCTCTTGTGGTAGGCACGGCCCCTACATCCGCTGCGGTAGGCGTCCATGTGTCCGGTCTCGCCCCCACGTCCGTGGCCGTCGGCATCCAGGTATCCGCCCTGGCTCCCACGTCGGCAGCAGTCAGAGTGATGTCCGCACTCAAGGCGTGTCCGTTGATCTCTCTGGTGGTAGGTACTGCCCCGGCTTCCGCTGCCGTCACGTTGTGGGGATTCCCGCTCACGACCTGGCTGTGGTCATATGCTGTCTTGCCCCGGTCGCCCCGGTACGCCGTGCTGGATGTTTCGCCAAGCGCCAGGGATTCGCTGATCTCGACATAGGCGCTGCCGCTCCAGCGGTATGTCCTGCCGGTGTCCAGGGCGACGTATATCTTGCCGCTCTCGCCGGTGACCGGGAACGCGGACAGGCTGGCGTATTCTAGCACGTCGTCCACATAGCTGGGCAGCTGCGCCGACGGCACCATGCCGTTGCTATCCAGCTCCGCCACACCGCCTGCCGTGCCCTTCGCCGTGGTTGGGATAGCCCCCACGTCCGCCGCAGAGGGCGTAGGCGGAGGATTCTGCGCGGAATACTGCCGCTCATCGGCGACGTTGCCAAGCCCCACCTGCGCCTTGGTGACGCTGTGAGGATTCGACGTATTCCCGGTATGCGCCGTCAGATCCGCGTCGGAAGCCCTGCTGGTATCTGTTGGGTGCTGATGGTCGCCCCTGGCCCATGTTGAGCTGCCGCCTGCGCTTCCTGCTCCGTCCATCGGGGGCGCGATGACGCTGGCCTTGGGGATCATCTCGCTGATGCGTTCAAAGGTGCTGTCGTTGATGTTGTCAGCTTCCAGATGGGTCAGTACGTACGCCAGCTCCTCGGACATCTGGAGGAGATAGTCCCGCTGCGCCGCCACGTCCGTCTCCGCGTCGCCTGTTGGCTCCGGGGGCGGCTTGATGATTACTCGCAGTTTCGGCATCAGTCGTCCTCAGGTCCGGGCAGCGGAGACGCGGGCCTGCCCACGGTCCACATCTGCGGCCACTGATAGAATTCCTCCTCCGGCTGACAGAGGACGGCGGTGAAGTAGCCCTCGCCGTCCGCAGGCTCCGTCAGCTTGATCCCCAGGTCCGTGCCGCCCACGTCCCCGATGAGCATCTTCACGCCGCTGCTCCCGGGAGAAGCGAAGTCGATCTTCTGGGCGGAGACGTAGTCCTTGGGATTTCCGAACCACACCTTGCCGTAGTTGGTCACGGTCTCGTCCGGCGCGGCGTCCGCAGGGCGGAAGGGCTTCTTGATAACGATGCGCCCCGCCACGAGGGCGCAGCGCTCCGGCACGGTCATGAGGGTCTGGTAGTTGGCAGCCGGGTTTTCGTCGTCCGCCTCCATGGGCGCGATGCGCACGGTGACGCGCCGGTTCCGCGCCCGGTCTGTGATGTCGTAGTCCTGCCCGAACCAGATGTTCAAGTCCGCCCAGGCGTCGTTGAACATCTGCATGCTGTTGGCGTAGCGGTCGTATTCCCCGTTGGCGTAGTGGATCATCGCCTGGAGATAGCGCGGATAGATCTTGTTGTACGGGGCCGGGATCGCCAGCTCGTATCCGAGGATCATCGCCAGCGGCCCGGCGTGAAACCCGATGGGCTGCTGAAGGAAGATCTCGGAATAGACCTTCCCCTCGCACTCGCGGACCCAGCGGCATTTGTTTTCCAGGTCATAAGCATTCGGCTCGTAGCTGTCTACGATCTGGATGCAGTCAGATACGGTCATATTTCCACCTCATTTGGCGCGAGGGAGGGTTATGCGCCCTCCCTCATCCCTTCTTTTCCAGGTCGTCGATCCTGTGATTGGCGACCTTTACCCGCTCTTCCAGCAGGCCTGTTTTCTCTTCCAGCGCGTATGTGCGCTCGATCAGCTGATTGTGCTTGTCCTGTTTCTTCTCCAGCTGTTCCAGCCGGTAGGCGATCAGGGCGGTGCTTTTCTTGTTTGCGAAATAGGCCCCGCCCAGGGTGCCGATCATGGCCAGAATACCGATGATGATATCAGCGATCCAGTTCATTTGTCGCCCTCCCTTGGCGCTTCCGGCAGGCCGGTGGCAACGCTGGTAAGAACACTCAGGATGCCAGCCAGGATGGACGCAGAAGCGACAGCCGCCCAGTTCACGTCGCTCATG